CACCAATGTATTCTTCGGGATCACCATAATAGTGTTCAACCTTTAACGAATATATTATATGTTCGGAAAGAGTGGATTGCACGACATATTCCTTTTTTCTGAGATATTATGAGTTTTTATTATACTCACTGGAGAGGAAATGTCAATAGAAAAGGGTGTGACATTGCGTCACACCCCGTTTACAATCAATGCTCGTAAAACTCGTCTACTTCATCAAAGTCATCAACATGTTCTTCCCAAGCCTTTTTTAAGTTTCGTATCGACCGTTTCTTGCTGATATCAGTTTGTGGCTTTTCAATACGCTTACCACCATATTTTCTGTCCTCTTCAAAAAGTTCTGCATAAAGAGGATCCATTTTACGACTAGGAAATTTATTCTTCATGTTATACTACCTCTTATTCTCCTTGACTTAGTGGCGGTTTTGGTAATATTCCTGGCATCGCTTCACTTATAATATTATGTGTTAGATATGGTATGTTTTGATTTTTTTTCAAGATTCCTACAAAAACTTGTGATTCTCTTTCTTCTAGAGATTCTAGAATCTGAATAAGTAATTCTTCTTTTCTTTTATCAGTAAGTTTCTCAGGCACTCGTGGATTACCTTCCACGAATAGATATATTCTACTCAAAGCGTCCGTTATATTACCATACGACATACCAGGAGGAACTTCTTCTGATTTATACTCAGGAATATTTTTTATGGTATATTTGATACCTGGATGAAACGTGCCTATCAGGACATTTCTTAATGCTGGAGTATTGTTTCGGCGTAATACATCTATTCGTTCTGATTTGTTTTTTGCTTCTTTAAACTCATCAAAAATTTCATATACATTTTTTACTGACATGATTTATCCTCAAAAGTCGTTTATGTGTTCGATCATCACTTTCAAACCATTATGAATGAAGTAGTTCAACATTTTCTCTTTGTTAGCCGGCTTGGCCTCTTCGTAGGCATCCACGATCTTTGTTCGAATGTCATCAGGTATATAGTCAAAATCAACCAACATTTGATTACGCTTATACCCACGAAGAAGAACGTCCGTAGTGCAAAACTCTGACGCATCCTTCGTAACCCATTCGTTAAGGCGTTTACTATTTAGTGGTTTCTGTCTTTCTCCGGCAGCAAATGTGTTGTCGGGTGACAGAATATTTGGAATGCCATCACCACGATCACCTTTAAGAATATGCTCACGCACGAACCGCTTTGGATCATCAATCTTGATGAACCGCTTTAGAATAGGTGAATACTGGGTGACATTAGGATATTTCTGCAACTGACCAAAGTCTTTGTCTGACGACAGAATAAGAACAGAAGAATGTGGTGCCAAACGTGCTGTCAGAACGGCAATCACATCGTCGGCCTCGGCACCTTCAACATTCAAAGTCTTGTATGGAAAGTTGTCACGGAGTTCATCACGCAGACGATTAAGCACATCAAAGATCATACCCCAATCAAGGCCGGAGGCTTCTCGGTCATGCTTACGCTGCGACTTGTAGAATGGAAAGGCATCACGGCGCCAGTAGTGCTTGGAGTCGCAGCAAAGAATGATGTTAGGATACTTTGAACGAAACTGCTTGACGTTAGAACGAATGGTGTTGATGCACATATGACGAATAAGATCCTCAGACATTTCATTCTGCTTCGTCACAAACTTTAGATGCTGCATCAAATTTGAGATTAGAACCTGGTTTAGGTCTATCAGCATATAAGACATAATGTTTCCTTTATTGAGTGAATATATAGTATATCACTCTTCCTCGTCGCTGTCAATCTTTTCTTTTGCTTCAGAAAGTTCCACCATAATCTTCTCAATCTTTTCCTTTATCTCTTCCTTAGATAAGGACTCCAGGTCACCTTCAATGAGTTTTACATTGTCATCGATGAATGCATGGAGATGATGGTCAATACCATATGACCTATAGACAGCAGCCTTTAAGGCATCCACAACAAGAATAATGTCTTTGGCGAACTGTTTCTGATTTATGTCCACATAATAGTTGTCCAGTTCTGTAAGCATTATACCAGCAATCTCGTCAACGATGGCATCAGCCTGTTTCATATCAGCCTTAGCCTGCCGTTCTAGATGAATCTCTTCTGGCACTTCACGAACGACCTTGTTCTTGGGAAACTCGATTACTTTTTGTGTCATTGTTATTCCTTGTTATTAATTGTAATGAATAGTAGCAGCAACACCGAGAGTGTTGCTACCACATATCCCATGTATATCCATGCCCACATGAATGCTTCTATCATTTTACCACTCTCAAAAGGATTGTGTCAACGTTGATACGACCAGTTGCTTTCTGTTCGGTCGTTGTGATATTGTCCATCACCTTGCGAAGATAGATTTTACCACCCTCAAGAAGAGGTTTAATGACTGATTCTGGTTTACGGAGTTTCTTCGTGATAGAAGACTCCACATCAAATCCCGTAATCGTAGACCCTCTGACCGAAAGGCCTGAATTACCCACGGCATTATACACAGAAAGATTACGAGTCTTATGATTATAAGACCAAAGTTGCGAAGCACCGATAATCTCCTTCGGATCGACACTCGTTAGAGTATCTGCGGATTTACAATAGTTTAGTTTAGCCACCAGAACCGAAGCAGGCTTGACCTTCTTCTTACGAGGCTTACGCACCGCAAGACCAGCACTCTCAAGTTCGGTCATGTGGTCGATTATACGCTTGATGAATATAGCCATGATCTTAAGAACTGGCTTACGCCAACCCTTATACGCTTCCACCAGGTCAGGGTCTTTGCCTTCAAGGGCCTCGGTGATTTCTGCAAATTGAGGACGGAATTTGTCTGCAATCCTCTTCGCAATTTGCGGTTTAATTCCCTTCTCAAGGGACCACTTCTTAACGTCAAACTGAATGACTCCTTCTTGAAAGAACACATCAAGTTGTTCTTCAAGTTCACCAATCAGTTCGGCAGCCTTATTGTGGATGCGGTCTTGGATTGAGATGACCTTAGCGACTTGTTCAGTGACTTGTTCAGTGTCATCTGACATATCTGCAACCAGTTGTTCAATTCTGGCAACACATGCATCCCACACACCGTCAGGTAAAGTGCTACCGTTATGGAGTAGACGACTGTTCCAACCGATGTTATGTAGTGTAAGGGCATTTACTTTGGAGAGTTTTCTGATTGTGTCTTTGTTATACTTGATATGTTTTAGGTAGGATATTGTAAAGTTTTTGGCATCTTCAGAGTTGTAGAAATAGTTGAACCAGGTGTATGCCTTGGCCAGTTCAACTTGTGAGGCATTTTCATCGACAGTGGGTTCAGGACCCATATACTTTTCATCAGCAAACTTAGGACGACGAACGGTTGCCGTTTTCACTTTCTTCTCCTTATCGGTCACGATGTTCTTTCCATAACTCATACAATTCTTTTTCTAACCGTAGTGCTTCTTTCTCCCACGGTAGTTCTTTGTATGATACTCTATTTTCACTAAACATTACACCATTCCATTTCTGGTATGGTCCATTCATTTCTATGAGTTGGCCTTTAACATATTGTTTAACATGGACAAGTTCATGTGCTAGTGTTCTAAGCATAAAAGGGCGACCGAAGTCTGAATCCATCTCTATATCAAACTCACGATGCCTATCTGATCTAGCATCATCGTCTGTATAGGTACATGATCCAAAACAGTCGGTGCCCCTATAATAACCGTTTTTCAGTCTGATAACAATCTTCACATTTTTACTTAGTCTTTTAGACAGAAGATGGTCGCAGAAGAAGGCGGCAGATTGTATTAACTCTTGTCTGGTAATCTTTTTAGGATGTCCGTGTAATACAATCTTTGCCATGTTCTCCTCAGGTGAAAATGTGTCCATAGTCCTTGAACTCGTTGATCACACAGATTCCATCCTCAAGATATTCATGATCATACGCCATTTCCTCGGCGAAGTCAAGAGCCTCGTTAAGTATATAGAAAACCTTGGCTTCTCCGAAAACGGAAACGATAGACGGAATGTCTCCTTCGTAACGGCAAAGTTCCTCATTGAACTTTCCGTAAATGTTGTCAATAGCCTGTGCATAGGCCACACGATACTCAGGACCCTTTTCTGTTATTGTCAACAGAACATAGATGCCGTTATCAGCAGACATTATTCCTCGTCTCCTTCAACTTCTTCAAAGAAGGTTGATTTGATTAGTCGGATGAACCATGAAATCATAAAAGGTGCCCAAAGAGGAGCAAGCACCTCGATCCAGGTCCAGTTAGCAAGATGGTCAGTTAGTTTTAGGCCAATGAGCAATAGTGCCAGACCATCCATAAAATCTAAACCATCGGATGTTGCTGACACATTGATAATCTTGGCTTTGTCCATACTCTTCATATTTCGGATTCCTTCCGGTAGATTAACAGGCATTACTTCCTCTTTCTTCCTTTGAGACGACGAGCCTTGCGTTTTGCTGAACCAATCTTACGACGACCCTTGCGAGGTCTATTTTTATGCGGCCATGCCATATACTACTCCTTCAATAGTGTTTTCACGGAATCATAACGAAAGGAGCGCCAGCCACCTGCGTCAATATCCCATACTGCCTGAACATCATCATTTAGTTGGCGAGCAGGCTTTGCCACCTGTCCGTCATATTCTGACAGCACCTGTGGCACATACAAGTCCGATAGGGTTGCTCGCATAGTGCGTTCGGTGCCATCCTTCTTTTCAAAAACAACGGTAACAACACCGTTCTTTAAGTCTTCCTTTAGAGCATACTTGTCGATCATAGTTTTCCTTCCTGATGTAGATTCGATAACTCATTATAACCGCCAATGTAGCGGCTGTCAATAGTGATCACAGGAAAAGTTTTTGCGGTAGGAAATAGTGCCTTTAAAGTCTCTCTGGAAAAGTCAGTGTCGAGTTTATATTCGATGAAAAACTTTCCTTGGGCACGGAGGAGTTCCTTTGCCTTGTCGCAGAAGGAACAGTCTTTTTTGGAATATATTACAATTGCCATCATAACCTCATTTATAGCATATTCATTTCGGAATGTCAAGTGATTTTTTAATGTGAGATTTCCTTACTCTTACCAT